TGTTAATTCTGTTTTAGCCTTCATAATTTTCCGACGAAATTTATCTAATTTGACTTCATCATCTAAAACATCTTCAATTCGATCAAGAGTCTTTTGAGTTTCCTCAAAATGATACCCTAAGCCAACAACGTTGGCTGCTTTTGCATTCACGGCGGCATGATGAAAAGGAGAAATGTCATAAAGTTGTGCTAAATACATTAAATTGTATGGTGGTTGCACAATTTGAAACAAAGAGTACCCAGTTAAATCTAGTGGATCAAGTTTTTTTGATTTAGCATCATCAATACCTGTATAAGCCTTGGTTATTCTTGTGGCTTTACGTTTAAAGTTAGTGCTTAATCCTTCTAATTTACTTAAGTCGTCCCAATTTTTACTAAATGGATCATCAAAAGAATCGGAGGCGGGTAATCTAAAATAGTCATTAGATGAAGATACTTTAATTAACTGAGTGTCATCATCGTCTAGGCTATCATCTATCTGTAATCCTGACATATTAAATTAATCCCATCTTTTTCTTTTCGTTTAAATCTTCTTTGATAGCAGGAACATCTAATTCATCAGGAATTAATCCCCACTCAAGTCTTTGTTTTTGTTCTTCATATTCATCATCAGTAATTTGACGATGCCCACTAAACCAAATTGGTTTACCTTCTTCAAGTCCTAGAGTTTTTGCAGCAGACTTTAAAGCATTAATTTTACGAATATCACCTTTTATTGCGGCAACATTTAAATAATTTTTATCTTCGTCACAGACTAATCCACCATCAGGCATTTGCCATAAGTAAAGTCCATAAGTAACTTCTTCAACTACTTGCATTCTAGAATTTTTCATAACATGATAATACCATTTTTTGACTATAAAGACTAAAAAGTTGACATTTATTGACCAATTTTAATTGCAGAAAACCAAACTGCATCCACTGAATATTTATTTTTTTCCCAAGTTACGGAGGATGAATCAGAAATAGATGCAGAATTATTTCCAACATAACTTAAATATCTTAAACTAGCATTATTAGACGTTATTGGTCTATTCCACATATTAATATTTCCATAAACAAAATGTGAATGACCAGATGCAGTATTATATAAACCATTTATTATTGTTGTACTATTTAAATCATAACCAGATGCTGTTCCAAAATCTATTAATAAATGATAATAATCTCCAAGATTTACTGATGTTGAATTATTTGTAACATAATTACCATTAACATAAAGTTTGGCGGTAGCACTAGGAGAATATATAAGTTTTTTAGTAGAACTATCAACATATAAATAAAATTCAGTTGTTGCTACATCAGGAATTAATGTTGAATATAAATCTGTATAAATGTTTTGATAATCATTAGAATGAGAAACTACATAATCAACATGAACAATATAATTACTAGCAGAATTAAAAGAATTTGGTTTAAACCAAAAATCCATACCATAAGTATTAATTGCTGAAGTTAAATTTTTAATATAGGCATAGCCGGGAACATATCCAGTTCCATATTCTGGATTAAATTTAATTCCAAAATTATCTTTTCTATAATTTATTGCTTGAGTATTTCTTTGTATTGTAAATGGTTGTGAACTAGATGAATCTACTTGTGGCAATAATTCATAATTTTTATCTTTAGAAAAAAAACTTAAATCATTATATATTGATATTTGTAAATTATTAAATGATTGTCTTGGCAATTCTATTTTATAGTCATATGGAATTGTTACTTTAATTAATAAATCTTTATTTATTTCTGATGCTAAAAGATATGGTATAGGTGCGCCCCTAGTTATTGGATACCAAGCAAATCCATTATTATTTGAAATTTCAACTTTAACATTATCCATTGCATCCCAAGTAATTTTGCTTCCTAAAATTTTATTTCCAAAATTAGCAAGTGATAATGTTCTTGTCCAATATCCTATCTGTGATACATGATAATCTTCAATAAACCGTGCCATAAACATTTTATTTTCAGTAAAATCTATACTTGAAAAATCTTGAATATTTAAATTTGAAAATCCAAAATTTTTTATTTTAGATGAATTATTAGTGCTTGGAAACATATTCATATTTCCTATATTTAATATAGAACCATTTTCTAGGCTTATATTATTTACAGCAACTATGCTAGAAGTACCATTTCCATATAAATTAACAGATCCAGAATAAACAGATATTCCAAAATTATAAGTTGAACCACTTGATAATGATGCTGAAATAGTATTTAATAATGTTGATGATGCTGAATTTAAATCATAAGAATATAAATAAAAACCGCTGGCATTAATTTTTGAATAATACATTGTATTATTACTTTTTTGATTAAATGAAAATATATAATCATCTCCGCCACCATATTTAATTTGTGACGTTAATGTAAATGCATTATTTTTTTCTAAAATATCACTAAATTTTTCTAATTTTAAATTAGCACTATTTGTAAAAGATACCCCATCATTAGAAAAAGTAACACTTGCAAATGGATTTAATGAATTATCTAAAGTAAAATCTACTATATTTTTATTTACAAGACCTTCATTAGTATCTACAGAAAGGTTAAAAATTTCTTTATTTTCTAAAAAATTATTACCAAGAACTTCTGTGTGATATAAAACATGAGAGTCAAATTCTTCTAATTCAAACATTGAAGTATTTAAAGTTGTTGTTAATAAATTAGGTTTATCATTATGGTAGGCCCAAGTTGTTTTCTGTCTCATTTCAACAGTTTGAATTTTGTAATCATAGAATGCTAAATTATTAATTACATAACCCATACTTGCAGATGAATTAATTGAATTAGGTGATATTACAAAATTATAATTATTAGTTCCAACTGAGGGAAATAAAGAAAAATCTTTAACTAATCCACCAACACCACTTTCACCATTAACAGATATAGAAATAGATCTATTATTATATTCTGCAACAATATAAAATGATGTATTTAAATTTCTAACTACACAATATGATAGACCATTCTGACTATTACTATCATTTATTTTAAAATTAAAAGTATTTTTATTGTAATCATAATAAATACTACCAACCTCAGTAGTACCATTTAATAATTGTATAATTTTTAATTGATTATTAATAAAATATTGAGTTGCTGAACTGTTATTAATATTATAACCAGCACCATTCATAATTGATGAATCAAAAGAGAACCAAAATTCTATAGTAAAATTACATCTATCATAACCTTTATGAAAAGCATTATAAATATTAGGAATAATGACCGATCCAGAAGTAGGATTAATTACTGTACAGGAACCCGAATTTGAAACTAAAGGTAATGCAGAATATTGCATACTGCCTAGCACAGAAGCACTGTTATCATTAACAGATAAATCTTCTGTAGTACCATTTAATTTCCAATAACCAATAGGTTTATTAGATTGAATAATTGAAGTATATGACACAGCACGGCCCTTTTTGTTTTAATTATAACATTTACTTAGTGATATCTACTACTTCACAAACTCCCGCCGAACATGCTAAATCTTGAGTACCAGTTGTTCCATCTTCAGTTTCATAAAGAGTTAACATTTCCCATGTAATTCTGTCAGGAAATGATTGTACGGCACGATCATATTGTTCTTTAGATATTTCTTGATACGGAGCCTGACGATATGAATGTTCTGAATGTGGTAAGAATGAAATACCTGAAACTTCATCAAAATACTTCCAAACCCACGCTCCAACTTCCATCCATTCATGTTCTTTAACAGAAACAGTAATAGAAGGTTTATGTTCACACCATTCACGTTGATACATAAGCCAAATATCTAAATGCTCAACAGCAGTTAAATCATTACGCATAACAGCATTCTTAGGAGCCTTAATGGGGAAAGAAAATACTGTTGTATCTCCCGGTTTCATCACATCATCTTCAGCAGGAACACCAGATTCAATTAAGAACTTAGTTAATGGGTCTTTCTTATCTCCACGAACAGTACGAATGTAATATTCGCTGTGCCACGGGTGCATACCAGAAGAAACTCCTGTTAATTGAGAAACTGTTCCCGAAGGTTTAACACAGGTGATGGCGGCAGAAGGATTAATACCCACTAAATCTGCTTCTTTAGCATTAGTTTTAATAGCAACACTACGAAGTTCCCGTAAAGTACTAGCCAAAACATTTAAGCCTTTTTTACCTGACATTAATTCATTACCAAACTGTCCAGTTAATGAAACGCCAAGAAGTCTTTCTTCTTCCGTATTTTGTTTCCAAATTTTACGAAGATATTTAAAGTTTGTTAACGTAGACTGCCAAGTACCAAGAATAGTAGCAAGTTCCACCTTACGGGTCAAAGTAGCAGGAGTATCATTCTCACGAATAACCACTTCAGAAAGGTTACAGAACTGATATGGGCGTAGAATAATTTCACTACAAGGATTTGTGCCATATCTAATTTCTGGGTCGCGTCTGCCGTTCTTAGCCGCTTGTGCCTGTGCTGCGGCAATGTTGTAGATGCCACGTTCACCAGACTTTGAGTCATAAAGGTTTTTCCATTCAGTCATAAACTCATCCATAGTAGGTTTATGAGTATATGCAACAGAATTATTAGAAAGAGAACGTTGAGAATCTGCTTCCCACCAAGCACCTGACTTAGCCTTAGCCATTTCTTTATCATTAAGATCAGAAAGACTAATCATGGCGGAACGACGAACACCGCCAACTACAACAACTTCACCAATCTTACACATAATGTCATGTGCTTCTAATGAACGTAGTTTACGTCCTGCCGCACCTTTAACAACTTGTACGCAAAATTCAAAAAGTCCAACAAGAGGTTCTGGACCTGATGCACGACCACCAAAAACTTTAAGTCTTGCTCCAGCGGGACGAACATTGCTAACATCCCAAGTAGGAATTTGTCCAGCCCATAACATGGCAAGAAGTTCGCGCAATGCGCGTGCCCAACCTGCTTTAGAATCTTCAACAACAATAACTGTTCCAGAATTTTCAAAATGTTCATTGATTACGGGTAATTTATTGATATATACGTTTTCTACTGAAAATCCAACTCCAGTTCCGCACATAAGGATATACATGGCTTCATCAAATGATCGTAAAGAGTCGGTTGGTAGGAATGAACAGTTATATCCCGCCACGTTGTCCCTTTCAAGGGCGGGGCCAGAAGTCATAACGCTACGCATTGATGGCATAACATTACGATCTAGCACGGCCTGCTTTAATTCTTTGACTAATTGGGGGTCGGGAGTGTAATTATTGTTGTCTAACAGATTAGTTAACATAAAGTCAAAATATCTATCGACTGTTTCGTTCCAAGTTTCTCTACGATTTGATTCTTCTAGCCAGCGAGCATATCTGCTAACGGCAATAAAATTTTCATATGGATTTTCAATCATCCAAGTCACGGCCTTTCAAAGTTAATGTACTTTAGTTTAGCATGGTCATGTTTTCAATTCTAGAGTTGAAAAAATATTTTGTAATCTTTCTACGGCTGGTACAGATACTCTATTCCAGTTAAAATTTTTATGTATCTCAAAAGAATTCTTAAACGCTATGGCTGCTAATTCATCATAATTGGGTTGACAGCAGGCCATTGCTTTCTTAAATTGATTTTTATCTGGTTTGAACATGTAGCCGGGATGCAATTGAGGCCACGGGGAAGGGTAATGATAAGAATCTATGGGTAAAGTAATATATTGAGCATAATCTGACCATATGAATGTAGATATGGTAGGAATTCCCATTGCCATTGCTTGCATAGGGTTAAATCCCCATCCTTCTCCCCATGTTGGGTAAACAAATACGTCAGACATTTCATATAATTGTGTCATTTGGCGGGGAGTTAACATTTCGGTCACAACATCAATATTTTTGTAGTAAAAACTAGGACTACCCATCATTTGACTTTTAGGGTCTTGTACCATGATCGTATTTTGATGCGTACCTTTAATTATTAGTCTATAATCAGGATTATTGCCAAATAATTCTATAAAAGTTTCTGCAACGAGTTGTCCATCTTTTCTCGCATAGGGTTCGCCGATAAAAAGAAAAGTGAACGGTCGATCAGAAGACAATTTTCGTTTTTTGGGCCGATATTTTTGGCTAATTCCATGTTGATAAACAAATATTTTCTTATCAGGATACAAATTTTGGAAAACTTTGTACCCAAACTCGTTTGGTGTCCATATTTCATCACAATTCTGTAACGGTTTATGCCATATTGACGGTATATCAGTAGATTCCCACGGAGTATACCCAATTTTATATGATGTAGGACACATAAACTTGTATTTATGTGGCTGATCGAAACAAATTTCAACATCTGCAACGTATGGAGTATCATCATTTAGCCTTTTTACTCGCGGATTGAGTTCGGCGGAAGAAAAACATTCATAAATATGTTTCGCAGCATTACCGAAACCCACCCGAACATCCATATATTCGAAAGCACCCGTTAAATATAAGTCCATGATAGTATGTGTATACTTGTCTATATAGAAAACATATAACATATTGTTACATGTAGTAATTATAATATATATAACTAATAAGAAAGTATATTAATGGATAACAAAATCTTTTTTCAACATTACGAACTAGCATTAGATAACCTTGTCACAGGAATACGATGCATAAATGAAGACCACAATATTATGCACCCCTTTGTAAACTTTGAAAAAAATACTGTACGCTACGAATGTTTAGAATGCGACTATAAAATAAAACCCGGCATCCTCATGTGGAATGCATTAAACGCAGAAATAGTAAAAATACAAACCACCGCAATGAAAGAAATAGTAGACACCAGTGCAGAATGATAAAGAAGACCTACTCATCGAAATGTTAAGCGGAATATATATACAACAATTACGCATGTATGATGTATTATGCTTAATAGCGGATAAACTAGAAGCCAACGTGATAGAATTAAAGAACTTGCACGAACAGGGTTACATATTAGGACCAGACCCTGCATTACGATTGGACGAAACTGATGAAAAACCGTCAGATAACCGACTCAATAAAGATGAA